CCTGTGCCATCATCTGTAATGCTGCTGCAATTAAATGTATTGCGTATAGTAAGTGAGGTTGTAACTTGGTCATAATGAGCGTAAGCCTTTGCCGCCTGTTGCTTAGTCAACGTAACAGGGCCAGTGCCGTTCTTTGCCGCAATAGTATCTACATTCAGTACACTGGTCATACGATGCTCCAATACCCGTTAACAGTCACGGTAGCAGACTGTGTGATTGGCCCTGCACTCACGCCATTCTCATCGCTGTCAATCGTAATGTCTGCGCTGATGGTCTGACCGTTCAGACGGATGATGCTGTTGTTGCCCTTGAATGGGTAGCGAGTATCTGATTCAGTCTTGGTGTACGAGTTCGCAATGCTAAACGCATCGTAGACTACCATCTCAACTACGTCATTCAGGGATGCCCCTGTGACCAGTACAACGCTAGTGCCTGTTGTAGCAGTGTAGTCTGTACCCGGCTTGAGTAGCACACCATTCTGATACACGTCTAGGTACAAGCTATCTGCGTAGGTCAGTGTCTTACTGTCTGCGTCACTACCACTAAAGCTAGTCTGACCAGCAGTTGCTTGGTAGACAAAGCGGTTGCGAACACCGAACTCTGGGGATTTACCTATGTATGGCATTTGATTACCCTGCTATCTCTGTTGCAACAATAGTAGATATAGAACGCTCATGTCCTGACGCATCTGTATCTTGTGCAGTTCTGTTTAAATAAAATGTTCCATTGCTTAATTCCATCATTGCACCTTTGTATGTTATTTGGCTTGTGCTTGATGGCGTGTCAAAATAGTTTATCCAAGCAACAGCAGGAGTGGAAAGGTTGTCATCATCAATGTAGTTTGTCGCACCCATTCCAACTGTTTCAAGCCTACTACCAGCCGTTGGCGCAACTAAAAGTGTGCTATCTCTATAGAAAGCAAAATAAGCCATGTGGTCATCAGCAGCACTGTGTTCCCAACAACCTAAAAATAGTTGTAACATAATTGTGCTAGATGTTGATGTAGGAGTAATGTTAACCGTCAAATCTGTTATTACATTCCAAACATTATTGGTTGTGCTAATGGTATTAGTGCCAGTGAATTGTGTCTGCTGCACTTGAATAATCCCGCCAGCGGCATACCCCCCTGCTCTAACTTTTGTTAACGGCATCTATTTTCTCCTAAACAAGGGAAGCCCCACGCATTATGCGTAAGGGCTATCACCAAGTACGTCTGTATCCCAAGCTGCTTTCAGTGCTGCAATATTAGCTGCATTAGTAATTGCAGATGCTGCTGGGGCATCACGAAGGGCATTTTTCTTAGTAACACTAGCCGCTTGTGCATCTGTGTCACCAGCTTCAAGTGCTTTCATGTACACCACGTCTTCTGCTTCAAGCAGAGGCGCACGAAATTCACGGATTTTGTCCTTGAAGATTTCTTTGGCTGCGTCCATATCTTCTGATATAACTTTGCCACTCAATGACCATGCACCACGAAAGTGACGGTCAGAAGGAACGGTAGCCGTAGAAGCATCTATCTGATTCCCGTCCTTGTCTACGATGTATGTTGTTGCCATTAGGTTTCTCCTCTTAGGCTGCTAAATCAGTGACGGTTAGTTCTTCAGTTATCTTCCAAGCATTGCGCCACTCCCTAGTGCTTGGTAACTGTTCCTTGCGGCAAATAACCATCTTGGGTTTGTTGCCTGTATTCCATTCCCGCCAAACGTGCTGGGGGCAATCTTTCATAATCAGGTACTCAATCGCCTGTTCTTCTGTCATGGCTTCCATCGGCTCTGTCTGATGCAACAGATAACCACGAGTATGTTTCTTAAAGTCTGGCTGCGCTTCGTCTTTGGCAAGTTCCCAGTATACCCACACAGGCGGTAGGATGCCACCCTGCAATGCACAAGCCATCCAGTTAGGGTCTGGTGCAAGTATCTTAGCGCACTCGTCTATGCTGTCCTCATACACTACACGATACTCTGACTGATAGCCTTCTAGGTTTTCTTTTGCCCAGCACAACCTGTCCCACAAGTGTGTGCCTTGAAATTCAGGTGTGTTCATTATGCTAGGTCTCCATGAATGGTACAAATGGTATCTGTCATATTATACTTCGTATTATTTGCCGCATATTTAGTGTGGAAGCGAACAGAGCCTGTTGCGATTGTTACTAATTCTAAACCTGTGTAATAATTACTAGCATCGTGGCTTCCTAAAATCATAGGCGCATAATTTACATCCGCTAATGAACTTGTAAAATTATTAGTAAAATCACCAGTATCGTTATCTGTGATACTACTGTGATTAAAACTTCCTCTAGCCGCTGGTGTGGTCGCTGTTCCATCAAATGCCAGCCAATTCTTTGCACTACCATTCACAACGTATTGCGTATCAAGCGACCCTGCGGTGCTGTGTTCCAGCGTATCTGCGATAATCTTGCCAGCCATTATGCGAGGTCTCCCATAACTTGAAAACAGCCTAAAGGCATATCACCCATAGCAGAACCAGAACCAAATTTACAACTGGTTCTTGTTGCAGATGTTGAAAAAGTGTTCATAGAACTATTGTCAGGCACACCGAATGACAAATTTGCTGGGTTGCTACTTAAATTTTGGCTACACATTCCAGCAACAGAATAATCATCATTGTTCATATTGTTTGTTCGGGTAAGGGTAAAATCACCTGTGCCGTTGTCTGCTATAGAACTATGGTTTAAACTGTCTCTTACAGAAGGTGTACCTGACATGTTAAAGTTTAACCAAACTTTTACCAACCCCTGCTGAAGATTAGTTGTCGTGCTACCACCTTCACCTGTGACTGCAATAGAGCCAGCAGTGGTTTTACCAGTGAGCGTGTTTACAAGAATGGTACTCATGCTAGGTCTCCGTGTGCTGACTGTGCGAGTATAGTTGTGTCTGAATTTCCACTTCCACCTACGGTAAATGCTTGAAATCTAATACTTGATGTGTTTCCTGTTGAACTATAGTAAGTATTATTTCTTCCACTCGTCATGTTTGCAGCAGGTTCATCAGAGAAAGAATTAGTTAAATTTACCGTGTAATCTCCAGTGCCATTATCTGTTAAAGAAGAAACATTAAAACTTGTTCTTATTGCTATAGTGCCACTGCCATTAAAGTTAACCCAAGCTTTTGCCGCACTCTGCTTAGTCAGAGTAGCTGCACCGCCACTGGTGTTCTGAATTGTATCTGCTTTCAACGTACTCATAGCGTCACCAATGTACCACCAGATTCAACGGTGAGTGTCACACCGCTGGCTACTGTGAGTGGCCCTGTTACGTTAGCGTTCTCTGTTGCCAGAATGGTTGTGTTGGAACTGAGTGTCTGTGCGTTGGTACGAAAGATGCCGCTTGCCTTGAACGTACCCTTGTTTTCTGCGGCAGGTGTTACAGACGCTGCAGACACACCCATGTAAATTACGAAGATGTTACCTGTTCCGCTTGAAGGTGCTGCAGTAAAGGTGAGTGTTGTACCGTCTGGCACAGTGAACGCATCAACACTTTCCTGTACGACACCATCTACAGATACGATGATATCTTCCTGAGTTACTGTCTGGTTCAGGGTAAACGTAGTTGTAGACCCGTCACCATTAAACTCTTGGGTAGCAGGTCTGCTTTGAAAATTTGCAGTGATAGGATTACCGATGAGGGGCATGGGCTATTCCTTATGAACTGATGGTGTCAACTACAGAGACCCAAACATCTGCGCTGCTTGCGGTATCACTCTTGACGTTAAGTATGTCGCCAGATTGCATTACAACTTTTGCCCCACCATCTAATACCTGTAGGGCTGAACCTACTGGGATGGGGGCAGCTTTAACAATGTAGTAATCATCGGTAGCACCTGCCCCAGTGATATACACATCCATTGTAATTTGTGAAGTTGTAACATTAGCAATATTGATACCAATAAGAGCATCGTCGGAATTTGCGGTTCGTAGAACTACTTCACTAGTCCCCACATTCCTTGCAATGTTTCTTTCAAAATCCTGTGCCATGATTTCTCCTCAGTATATTATACTGTTTGTAAAAGTGTCTGTCAACTATAGAGCGATTGCCATAGCCACCGCAAAACCAGCCGTAGCACCAGTTGACAGGTTGGTTAGCTGCGAACCATCGACTGCTGGCAACCGTGCAGAGCCGTCAAGTACGACTACGTTACCTGCAGATGTTCCGGTATCGGCTACTGCTGCCGTACCCAAACCAAGAGTTGTACGCTGGGCGGAAGCATCCGCATCATCCAACAGGGCTTTACCTGCGGCTGTGAGGTCGTACACTGCAGCCGTGCCTGACCCGGTAAACTGAATACCTTTATCTGCTGCGGAAGTCAGACCAGCAAGTGCTTGCAGTTCTGCGTCGAGACGTGCGTTAGCAACCGTGCCAGTAAGTTGAGAGGCATCGATTGACTTGTTAGTCAGGGTTTGTGTTCCTGTATCAGATACTAAAACTGCATCTGAATTTCCAATAACGTTACCACCGGGTAGTGTTAAGGCATTAGTTGCACCATTAGCATGTGGTTGTGGCTTTAAGGTCTGTGCGTGAGCGTTATTTACTTCACAATAAAACTTTATCTCTGCTACACTGCCAGTGCTAGACCGTATATCAATGCTACCGTCTTCAAGAATAACACCACCTGTAGAACCGTTACCATCTACCAAAACTTTACCGCTACCATTTGGTAGTAGGCTTATGTTACCATTAGATACGGACACGATATCCTGCCCATTAACATCGAGGTTACCACCAAGCTGTGGGGTTGTATCTGCAACCACATCTGTAATACCACCAAGACCAGAAGACAGGTTAGCAAGTGTCAGTTTCTTCAACGCACCTGCGTCTGCATCGTGAATTAGTATGGTATCATTAGATGTATCTAGTCCTGAAGTAATAGCAGTTTGACCTGTGATTACATTAGCGTTAAGCATTGCTGATTCAACAGCACTGTTTGCGATTGTGACTGCACCTGCACTACTGATGGTCACGTCCCCCGATACAGCAACCGGATTGAAGTTCGAACCGTCTGCCACCATGATGTGACCAGAGGTGTTCGTACCCATAGTGATGTCATCGCCTGTGACAGTCAGGTCACCGGATACAACAACGTCTCCACTGAAGGTAGCTTTACCATTCAGAGCCATGTCGATATCTAGGGCAGTGATAGCAGACGAACCGTCTGTACCTTTGATAGCAAAGTTTTTATCTGCTGTGCTTACTGTGAGTTCGACATCAGATGAGTTGTTAGCAATGTCAAGGATTGATGTGCCATCGTCTTTGAAAATAATATTTGCACCACCCGCATCAAGGATGATATCAGCGGTTGCATCGAGAGTGATGTCTGCACCAGAGTCAATCTCTGCAATGATTGGTGTGGTGAGGGTTTTGTTGGTAAGAGTTTGCGAACCTGTCAGGGTTGCAACAGTGCTGTCAATAGCAAATGTAACAGCGTTACCAGAACCGCTGGTATCAATGCCTGTACCACCTGTAAAAGTAAGTGTCTCACTATCTAAGTCTATGCTGAGTGCGCCACCACTATCTGCTTGAAAGTCCAAGTCCTCTGCAGTTAACTGTGTGTCAACGTACGCTTTGATTGATTGCTGTGTTGCCAACGACGTTGCGCTGTCGGATGCCATGTTGTCTTCGTCAAGGATGGCTGTAACAGTTGCACCACTTGAAAGCACAAGACTGTCTATATTAGCTGTGCCATCTAAATGCAGGTCTTTGAACTGTTTACTGCTTGCGCCGAGGTCGATGTCGTTGGTAGTTGAAGGTTCGATTACCCCATCTTTGATAACAAGTTGTTCTACAGACGAACTTGATACGTCCACAGAGAACTCAATCTGATTATTAGGGTTGTCGATTACAACCTTGTTGAGGGGCGTAGCAATGCCGGGGTCACCAATCAGACCAATGACCGGACCTTCTGCTGCCGTACCATCGTGTTTGTGACCTGATGTATTATTGAACGCTGCAAGAACTTGGTCAAACTCATCGTTACTGTGGGCAGCGGTAATAACGTCGCCGTCAGTGAACGTGGATTGTCTGGTATATCCTGCCATGTTTTATCTCCTTCCGCCCGGAGTGAACTCCAGTTGGTAGCCTTTCAGTGAAATTGGTGCGGCTCCTGCCGCGTCGTCTAGTCTTACCGCAACTGTGAATCCGCCACCTTCTACACTCTGACGTACGAGCGGTGTGCCTGATGAACCGTATACGGCTGTTCCGTACGTAGATGAAGCGTTACCATAAATGGCTACGG